GTCCGCTACAAGGCTCGCGAGCGCTACAGCTTCGGCTTTAGTGATCCGCGCGGCTTGTTCGGATCGCCGGGGGCCTGATGGCCTAGAAAAAGGGGGCTTCGGCCCCCTTTTTCTTTCCCTCAACATCGAGTATATTGAGGGCATTCCGGGGTCATTCTCGGTGCGTCTGACAGTCCCGGCTGACGACATGCAGACAGGCGCACTGCAACTCGCATGTGAGGAAAATCATGGCTGCTACCCATTACTCCGGCCCGCTCCAGTACTCTGGAAAAGGCGCAACCGGTGCCTGGGGCACCGATCTCACCACCGCTGTTGACACCGACGTCGTCACGTACATGGACGACTTCACGGCTGTTGCGCTGGATTCGACCAATGACTGGACCGTGGTCAAAGACTCTGGAGCCTCGACCGGCATCGGCGCGGACATCGTCAATGGCGTTCTCGAGCTGACCTCTGCCGCTACGACCGACAACGACGGCGCGTCGGTGCAGGGCAACGAGATCTTCAAGGCGCAAGCGGACAAGTCGCTTTGGTTTGAGACCAAGATCAAGTGCAACGACGCTGATCAGACCGACATTTGCGTGGGCCTGACGGTGAACTTTGCGACCAACCCCGAGAACATGCTGACCGCTGCCGATCGGATCTGCTTCCAGATCGACGACGGCAATGCATCGATCCTGTGCAAGACCGAGTCGGGTGGCACCGAGACCTCCACGGACTCAGGCATTGACCTGGTTGACGACACGTACGTGACGCTGGGCATTCGGATTGTAGGCACGGGCCAGGTGCTCTTCTACATTGACCGCACTCAGGTTGCTTACCACAGCACCAACATCCCGACAACCGAGCTGGCGCTTGCCGCCATGTCGCTGTCGGGCAGTGCCACGGGGACTCGGACGACCACTGTTGACTACATGTTCGCTGCGGCCACCCGCTGATAGGAGGCCGCCATGAGCTTCAGCAACATTCAGTCGGTACGGAAGACCGCTGCTGCGGCAGCGGTCTCTGGTCGCGCACGCTTGCTGGGGGTGTACTTCACGCATACGGCCACTTCTGCCACGATTACTCTCAAGGATGGGAGCACCAGTGGCGGCACGGCCAAGTTGACGTTGTCGTCGCCCGCAGCAATTGGCTCGCAGGACCTCATCATCCCCGACATGGGGATTCTGTTCGAGAGCGGCATCTACATCGACCTCAGCTCGGCTGAGATCACGAGCGTGACGCTGCTCTTCGAAGGTGGAGCACCTGCGTAATGGCTACCAAAAAGGGCATGGGCATCAAGACCTCGGTGAAGTCGGGCAACTTCCGACCCACCAAGCAAGGCGCTGGCATGACCAAAAAGGGCGTGGCGGCATTCCGCAAGGCCAACCCCGGAAGCAAGTTGAAGACGGCGGTGACCACCAAGACACCGTCGGCGGCAGAAGCAAAGCGCAGGGCGTCGTATTGTGCGCGGTCCGAGGGGCAGATGAAGCAGTTCCCTGACGCAGCAAAGGACCCCAATAGCCGCTTGCGCCAGGCGCGGAAGCGGTGGAGGTGCTGAGCCGTGGAGATGATGATTTGGAATGTTGTCTTGACGGCGATTGTCGGGATCATGGGCTTTTTGTTGAAGGCGAAGTTCGATGAGATCGGCCGGCTGGGCATTCTCTTGAACAAGACCCGCGAAGAGGTCGCTCGGGACCATGTCACGCGCAAGGAAGTCGACGACCGGTTTGATAAGTTCCTCAGTCATGTGGACCAGCGGTTCAACAGGATTGAGGCAAAGTTGGATGAAATCCGAAAGGCAGGGTAAGTAGATGAAAAGTGCAGGCATGAAGATGGTGAAGAAGGGCGGCAAATCCGTCCCCGCTTTCGCCGCGGATGGCATTGGCAAGATGAAAAAGGGAGGTATGGCCGACAAAATGGGCCGTGCTGTGAAACGTAAAACGGCCGACGTCAAGGGCCGTGCAATGAAAAAAGGAGCTTGATATGGCTGGACGTGGAATGGGAGCCGCTACGCGCGGCGGTGGTGCCGTTGAAAGCGGCCCCGCGAACAAGGTTGTCTCGGAGCCCAGCAAGACTAGTGGCCCCATTATGATGGCCAAAGGCGGCATGGCCAAAGGCGGCATGGCCAACAAAGGCAACATGAACGAGCACAAGCGCATGGCCATGGGCAAGCCCATCGGCATGATGGCTGGCGGCATGATGTCCAAAGGCTACGCTGCGGGCGGCGCTGTCAAGAAGACCAAGGGCTACGCTGCGGGCGGTAAACGCGCGAAGTAATGGCCTACCTCATCAGCAACATCCCGTACTTCAAGTGCTGGGTTAGACGCGAGTTTACCCACATGCACCAGAAGTACCATGGCGAGTACTTGCACGCAAATGTCATTGCGGTCAATGTCATGCCGGATCGTTGCTTGAGTTTTCAGATCGTATTTACCGGGTGTGAAAGCCAGGAGGACGGTTCTGAAAACGTGCATGGGGGAGCGATGTGGGCGCGCATGCCCATCACGGCGCTGGTGGGGGACATCCCATTGGAAGAGTGGCCAGAGCGTATGCCTACACATCTGGCGCAGCCCTGGGACTGTCCTTCACATCACCATACTGTGGTGAAGTTCGCGAGAACCAGCCCGAGCCCTTGGTTATGCAAAATTGACGGCGAGTTCCACACCGGCAGGTACCTGTTTACGGTGGACTACTCGGAGAGCGAGGTAGCTGATTGCCCTGCACAGCACAAGCAAAGTCATGTGCTGGTTTTGACCGATGCGGGCAAGTGGACAGGTAACATTGTGGCGCTGCCAAACAACCGCGTCCGGGTCACAAGCCCTGCGTTTTGGCAAACAGGGGAAGGGGCGCCTGACTTCAGGCCCAGTCAGTGGACACATTGTGCGGAGCAGGACGACTCGTACATGGATGCGCAAGCGACATTCGATAACCTCTACAACAAATGACCACCTCCGGCACCACCACCTTCGACCTAGCGATCGACGACTTGGTCGAGGAAGCGTTTGAACGCTGCGGCATTCGAGCAACGAGCGGCTATCAGCTCAACTCGGCTCGCCGTTCGCTCAACCTGCTATTCCTCGACTGGGCCAATCGTGGGTTGAACCTGTGGACGATCGAGCAGGCGACCTACGCGTTGACCCAGGGGGTCAACGAGATTAACCTGCCGACCGACACGGTCAATGTGCTCGAGGCCGTCATTCGACAGAACAGCCAAGGCATCAACACTGACGTCTACATCGAGCGCATTAGCCGAGAAGACTGGCTTAACGTGCCCGACAAGACAACGCAGGCACGGCCTGCGCAGTTCTACGTCCAGCGGGACAACGCCCCCAAGGCCTTCTTCTATCCGGCCGCCGACCAAAACTACACGTTCGTGTACTACCGCATCCGCCGCATTCAGGATGCGGGGGCGTACACCAACACCTCGGACGTTAACTTCCGGTTCCTGCCTTGCCTGGCGTCTGGCTTGTCCTACTACCTGTCCCTGAAGTTCGCCCCTGACCGTGGCGCCGCGTTGAAGGCGATCTACGAAGAGGACTTCCAGCGCGCTGCCTTGGAAGATCGCGACACCGCCAGCGTCCAGTTTGTGCCGGACATGGGGGTATGACATGGCATTTGCATCCGGCAAGTTCTCGTATGGCTTGTGCGACTACTGCGGCCAGCGGTACGCGTACAACACCCTGCGCAAGAACTGGCAGGGGTACATGGTTTGCCCGGACGACTACGAGCCCAAAGAGCCGCAACTGGAGCCTCTGCGCTACCGGGGCGACGCGATCGCACTGCGCGATCCGCGTCCCGACCGCATCGAGCCAGTGTCCGTGTTCGTCGGTGCGCCAGGCTTCACCGCTTTCCAGAGCTACGGCAGCGCCCGTGGCACAAATGACATGCGGCCCTACGTGGAGGGCCAGGCTCTCATCGCCCAGGGCGTCGTCGGGTCCGTCACAGTGAGCACATCATGACCTACGACGAGCTTGTCACCAACATCCGCAACTACACCGAGGTGGACGCCAATGTGTTCTCCAACTCGGTGATCAACACGTTCATCACGATGGCGGAGAACCAGATTCTCCGTGAGATCGATCTGGACGTGTTCAAGCTCGAAGTCGCCGGCAGCATGACTTCGGGCAACAAGTTTCTGACTGCTCCATCGGACATCCTGACCCATCGCTACTTGATGATCACCGTGGACGGCAAGCAGGTCTTTTTGGACTTTCGCGACACGTCCTTCATGAAGGAGTACTGGGCGGACGGCACTGCCACCGGCGTGCCCAAGTACTACTCCGTGTGGGACCAGAACACGTTCTACATTGCCCCCACGCCTGCGCAGAACTACACGGCTGAGATGGGCTACATCTACCGCCCGGCCCAGCTCTCGCCTGCTGCGCCAACCACGTGGATCAGCACCAATGCCCCTGAGGCGTTGCTGTACGCCTGCTTGATTCAGGCCTACAGCTACACCAAGGGCCCGTTGGAGATGCTACAGTACTTCCGTCAGTCGTACAAAGAAGCGATCCAAGGCCTGGGTGTCGAGCAGCAGGGCCGTCGTCGTCGCGATGAGTACCGCGATGGCATGCTTCGCATTCCCCTTAAATCGGAGTCACCTGGACCATGATCTCTGTGCAATCACCCGTCCTCGTTGGAGGCGTACAAGTCGAAACTACTGCCCATCGTGGGTGGTCTGTCGAGGAGCTCGCGCAGCGGGCCGCCGACAAGATCATTTACGTGGGCGATCAGTCGCACCCGGCGGTGCGCGAGCAGGCCCGCGCTTTCAAAGAGAGCGTCAAAGGCGTGGTCGCGTTCTACCTTCGGGAGGCGGTTGAGCAGGATCGACTCACGCTGGCCAATCGTCTGCGCGAGGCGGGCTACCCGGACCTGGTCCACCTATTAGGAGAGTAATCATGGCATTCAGCGGCAACTACATGTGCACCAGCTTCAAAGTGGAGCTGATGCGCGCGGTGCACAACTTCACGACGAGCACCGGCAACACCTTCAAGCTGGCTCTGTACGACAACACCCCGTCGTTCACGGCCGCAACGACCGCCTACACCAGCTCGGGCGAGGTCGCCAACTCTGGCACCTACTCTGCTAGCGGCGGCGCGCTGACCAACGTCACGCCCACGAGCTCGGGAACCACTGCGTTCACCGATTTCGCGGACTTGTCGTTCACCAGTGCGACCATCACGGCCTATGGCGCGATGATCTACAACGACTCAGCAGCGGGCGACCCGGCTGTCTGTATCTTGGACTTTGGCGGGGCCAAAACCTCGACCAACGGCACGTTCACGATCATCTTCCCGACCGCTGACGCAACCAGTGCGATCATCCGCATCGCGTAAGGAACGTAGGTGGCAGATGCAACCGTTGCGTTCCAAGGATGGAATGCCTCCGGCGTAGGCTGGGGTGAAGACCCCTGGGGGGAAAGCCTTGCCAGCTTACCCACCGGGACAGGTCAGGTTGGGTCTGTAGCGATCTCGGCCGATGCCAACGTCACGCTGACGGGGGTATCGGCCTCGGCACTTCTGGGCCAGGTGACGGTCACGGGGGATGCTAATGTCCTGGTAACCGGTGTGCAGGCCTCCGGCGCGGTGGGAACCGTGGCCGTTACAGGGGACGCCAACGTCCTCCCGACGGGTGTGCAGGGCACGGGCGCGGTGGGAACCGTGGCCGTTACTGGGGACGCCAACGTCCTCCCGACGGGTGTTCAGGGCGCTGGCGCGGTCGGCACCGTTGTGGTGGCCGCCGATGCCAACGTCACGCTGACGGGGGTATCGGCCTCGGCACTTCTGGGCCAGGTGACGGTCACCGCGAATGCGGACGTCCCGGTCACCGGGGTGTCTGCTTCCGGCGCGGTGGGAACCGTGGCCGTTACAGGGGACGCCAACGTCCTCCCGACGGGTGTGCAGGGCACGGGTGCAGTCGGCACCGTCGTGGTGGCAGCCGATGCCAATGTCACGCTGACGGGGGTATCGGCCTCGGCACTTCTGGGCCAGGTGACGGTCACGGGGGACGCCAACGTCCTCCCGACGGGTGTGCAGGGCACGGGCGCGGTCGGCACCGTTGTGGTGGCAGCCGATGCCAATGTTACGCTGACGGGGGTATCGGCCTCGGCACTTCTGGGCCAGGTCACGGTAACCGTAACCGCCAACGCGGACGTGCTGGTCACCGGTGTCTCGGCCACGGGCCAGGTTGGCCAAGTGGCCATGACGGGCGACGCCAACGTCCTCCCGACGGGTGTGCAGGGCGCTGGCGCGGTCGGCACCGTCGTGGTGGCAGCCGATGCCAATGTGACGGTCACCGGCGTCCAGGGCACGATGCAACTGGGCCAGGTCACGGTAACCGCCAACGCGGACGTGCTGGTCACCGGTGTCTCGGCCACGGGCCAGGTTGGCCAAGTGGCCATGACGGGCGACGCCAACGTACTGGTCACCGGCGTGTCCGGAACCATGCAGTTGGGCAGCGTGACGATTGCGGCCAATGCCGACGTCTACGTCTACGTCACTGGCGTGCAGGCGACCGGCCAGGTTGGCAGCGTTAGCACCACGGGCAATGCCAGTGTCACGTTGACAGGTGTGTCCGCCTCAGGTGCCGTTGGCACCGTGGTCGTTGATGCGAGCGGCAATGTCAATGTCACGGGCTTGCAAGCAACCGCCAGTGTTGGCAGTGTCACCGTGGCAGCCAATGCCGACGTGTACCTTACGGGCGTGTCCGCTCAGGGGCAGGTCGGCTCGGTACTGGTCTGGGGCGTGATTGATGACAACCAGACCCCCAACTGGCAAAATGTGGATGACTCCCAAGCTGAAAATTGGGTGGTTGTCAATGACGGCAACACAGTGACCTGGACACGGGTCACGACGTAAAGGAACTGAAGATGCCAAGCACCTACTCCAGCAATCTAAAACTTGAGCTGATGGCCACGGGTGAAAACTCGGGTACCTGGGGCAACATCACCAATACCAACCTTGGCACAGCAGTCGAGCAAGCTATCGTCGGCTACGGCAATCCGAATTACGCGTCTGATGCCAACCTGACGATCTCGATCACCAACAGCAACGCAGCGCAGGCCGCGCGTGCGCTGGTGCTCAACGTGACGTCCTCGCTGAGTCTGACGGGTACTCGCGAGCTGGTGGTCCCGACCATCGAGAAGCAGTACATCGTCCAGAACAACACCACGGGCTCGCAGAGCATCACGGTGAAGACCTCGGCCGGCACCGGCATCACTGTGCCCAACGGCCGCAAGGCGCACCTATACGTGGATGGCACGAACGTCATCCAGATGTTCGACTTCGTGGACATCAACGGCGGCACGATTGACGGCACGGCCATTGGTGGCAGCTCGGCTGCAGCAGGCTCGTTCACCACGCTTGGTGCTTCTGGTGCTGCGACCTTCAACGGCGCGGTGACCTTGGGTGATGCGGCAGCCGACAACATCACGTTCAACGGAACCATCACCTCACACCTACTCTTCACCGACAACACCTACGACATTGGCGCGAGCGGTGCGACGCGGCCCCGGAACCTGTTCTTGGCCGGCAACGCGACGGTAGGCGGCAACCTGAGCGTCGGCGGCACGCTGACCTTGACGGGCGGCGTGAACCTGAACGGTAACGTGACCGTGGGCGACAGCTCGGCGGACACGCTGACGATCAACGCCACGATCACGAGCAACCTGCTGTTCACCGACAACACCTACGACATCGGTGCCAGTGGCGCGACGCGCCCGCGCAACCTGTTCCTGGCCGGCAACGCGACCATCGGTGGCAACACCACGATGACCGGCACGCTGACCGTGGACAGCACGACCGATTCCAGCAGCACGACCACCGGCTCGATCCAAACGGACGGTGGCCTGGGCGTGGCTAAGGCACTGTACGTCGGTACCACGGCCAACATTGCAGGGGCCGTGACCCTTTCAGGCGGCACCGCCAACGGCGTGGCCTACCTCAACGGCAGCAAAGTCCTGACCACTGGGTCTGCGCTGACGTTTGATGGGACGAATCTTGCCACGACCGGGACGGCTAGCGCAACGAAACTGATCCCGACCGGCGGCACGGCAACCGGCAACGGGATGTATCTGCCTTCGGCCAATACGCTTGGGTTCAGCACGAACGGCGTGTTGAATATGTCGCTCGACTCCTCCGGCAACCTAGGCCTGGGGGTGACGCCGAGTGCTTGGTATCCCGCTGTTTACACGGTGATGGATGTTGGTGCGGCATCATCCTTTGGAGGTTTTGCCTCTGGCGCATCTGGCGATGAGTTGTCTTTCATGGCAACAAATACCTTTTTTAACAGTTCTAATAATCCAATTTATAAGGCAAACGGATTAGCGTCAAATTACCGTCAGTTCAATGGCGTTCACCAATGGTTCAACGCCCCCTCCGGCACCGCAGGCAATGCGATCACCTTCACGCAGGCGATGACGCTGGATGCGAGTGGGAATTTGGGTATTGGCATTACAATCCCGACTGTTAAATTGGATGTTCAAGCAGCTAATGTCGCAGCAACTGGTGATGCTACTCCACTAAGACTTTATCAAGATGGGGATGGCGGTGTCGCAATGCTGTTTACAAACAACGTATCCAATTTGGTGCGTCTTGCTGGAACAGTAACGTCAGGTGGTGCTGGCACAAACGATGGTGTATTTACCATTCAAACTGCATCAGAGGGGACATTGGCCGAACGTATGCGCCTCGACTCCTCCGGCAACCTGGGTATTGGGACGAGTTCGCCTTCAAGCGGCTCAAACCCCGGCAAATTGGCGGTTCAGTCAACACAAGACTTTGGTATTTCAATTTACAGAAGTGCCACAAGCCCTTCGCAGATTGCTTTCTTGGACAACAACAATAGCTGTGCCATCGGAACAGACGGCAACAGCAATATGGTGTTTCTCAACAACAGCAGAACCACCGAACGCATGCGCCTCGACTCTTCCGGCAACCTGGGTATTGGGACGAGTTCGCCAGCTTATAAGTTGGATGTTAGCGGAAGTGCGTTTGCGTCTAACTGGTATGGCCCTCAAACAGCATTTACTGTCGGAACGGTAGGTGGCGGCGTTGGTCTTATTGGCTACGGGTCAACTGGGGTAAGCGGATTAACAAACACACTGCTGTTTCAAGCTAATGGCGAAAAGATGCGCCTCGACTCCTCCGGCAACCTGGGCCTGGGGGTGACGCCGAGTGCTTGGCGCTCTGTTTTTAGGGCTTCACAGATTGGTCTTGGTGGCGCGGTTGCAGCCAGGACAGACAACAGCGCAATAAACCTGTCATCCAACTGGTATGAAGACAGCGGCGGCACGGACCGCTACATCAACACCGCCGCAGCTACGCGCTATCTACAGTTCAGCGGCGCACACTCTTGGTACACCGCCGCTTCCGGCACCGCAGGCAACGCGATCACGTTCACGCAGGCGATGACGCTGAATGCGAGTGGGAGACTGCAACTTGGAGCAACAGTCCCCGGTACATTTGATATGGCTATTTTGTCCGGCACAGATGCAACGGCAAACGATTTAACTTTGTATGGTCCGTCTACGGCTCAAATCCGTTTGCAGTTTTCCCGTTCTGGTGGAACTGGTCGCGGCGAAGTTGGCTATGATATGGCTAACGATGTTATGCGCTTTGTGACTTCCGGCTCCGAACGCGCCCGCATCACGAGCGGGGGGAAAATGCTGGTTGGGACAACTAGCACATCTGGCACCCTTACTGTTGATGGTGTTGATGCGGTTTCAACGGGTAGCGCAAACACCTATGCAATAACCTGCGGTAACGATGCCGCAGATGCGCTTGCTTTTGGTTCTGATGCTTCATTTGCTTTTATGCAAAGTTTTGGAAGCAGGGCATTAGTTATTAATTTCCAAGGTAACGAAGTCCGTGTTGCCGGTAGTACCGACCAAGGCGCTTACAACCTGCAAGTCAACGGCACAGGCGTGTGGGGCGCTGGCGCATACGTTAATGGCTCCGACGAGCGCCTGAAAGAAGACATCGCCACTATTGACGCTGCGCTTGATGTTGTCACTTCTTTGCGGCCTGTCACGTTCCGCTACAAAGAAGCGTACAGCAAAGACCAAAGCATTCAGCCCGGATTTATCGCGCAGGAACTTCAGGCCGCAATGGCTGGTAAGTCGTATCTTGGCGGCATCGTGCAAGAGGGGCCGCAACATCTGAATGTTGCATATCAATCCTTAATCCCACTTCTGACCAAAGCCATCCAAGAGCAGCAAGCTCTCATCCAAACCCTGACCGCCCGTGTGGCACAACTTGAAGGAAAGTAAATCATGACTACTATCACATGGACAATCACTGCGATGGACTGCTATCCGCAAGAGGGTGGCAACACCGATGTCGTGTTCAATGTCCACTGGACATGCGCTGGCACTGACGGCACATACAACGCCTCTGTGTACTCCACCTGTGCTGTTCCCGCGCCGACTGGCTCCGCCTTCACGCCCTACGCCAACCTGACTCAAGAGCAAGTCTTGGGCTGGATTTGGGCTGACGGGGTGGACAAAGCAGTCACAGAAGCTGCCGTGCAGCAGCAGATCAACAACCAGATCAACCCTCCGGTGGTTACGCCCCCGCTGCCTTGGGCGGCATAATGCGTATGGGGTTCCATCGCTGCCCCATCTCAGCGATGCTTTGGAGATATCCATGAATGACGAAGTGAAAGTGTCCCTGCCCCTCATCAACGGCATCCTGGGCTACCTGGGTACGCGCCCCTACGGCGAAGTGTTCCAGTTGGTCAATGCCATCCACGGTGAAGTGCAGCCACAAATCCCGATGCCCGAGATGGCAAAGACCGATGAAGCTGCAAAGCCCGTCACGGACGCTGCCTGACGGCAGTATCGAGCCCGCACACGCCATAGAGGTCCTCTGTGGCGCGTGTGGCTACGACCTCGACCAGGCCGAGTTGGATGCAGACGCCTGCTCCGACTGCGGCCAGCCACTGAACCTCGCCCGTTCGGTGGCCATTGAGATCACGACGGTTCCTGCTGCATCGGGGGCCACGATGTAATCAGGAAGCCATGATTGATCCAATCACCGCCCTTGCTGCCGTCTCTTCTGCGGTCAACCTGGTCAAAAAGGCCGTCAAGACTGTGCAGGATGTGCAGTCATTGGGGCCTGTTCTAGGCCAGTATTTCGACGCCAAGGCCCAGGCCATTGAGGTCGTTGAAAAGGCTAAAACCGGTGGATTTAAGGGGTCGGCACTTGGCAAGGCATTGGAGCTGGAGCTTGCATTGGAGCAGGCGCGGGAGTTTGAGGAGCAGGTGAAGATGCTCTTCTTTCAGTCGAACAAGATGGACGTCTGGATGCGCATCACGGCCAGGGCCAAGCAGATGGAGGCCGATGCCGCCCGTGCTGAAGGCAAACGCAAAGCAGAGGCAAAGCGCAGACAAGCAGAAATCGACGATATGTTCTTGATCGGCATTGCGGTGCTGACCGCTGTGTTTGTTCTAGGAATCACCTTTTACTTTGTGGTTAATGCGCTGCAACATCAGCTATGACCGAAAAGCTCAACGCCAACACCACCCTCGACAAGGTTTTGGGGTATGTGGACTCACCGTTCAAGCTGTTTGCGGTGATCCTGATGGCGGTGTTTGCGTTTGCCGGCTACGCTTTGTACGAGAGCCAGGAATTTATCCGCGACGCCTATAAGGAGTCGCAGAAGCTGCCGGAGATACGAACAGACCGGGCCGATGACGCAGCAACGATGCTGTTCAAGCAAACTGGTGCAACGGTGGTGGCGGTCTTCAAAGTCAACCCGCTGTTCAACTCTCGGACGCTCTACAGAGCCTACACCAAAGATGGGCGAGACAAGACAATTGAGGATATTGACGTTGGCCTGTTCACGCATAACTCGTCGAATAACGCGGACGTTGTCAAGCTGATGACCAACGAGATTCCATGCGGCGAGTATCGTTACGCTCAATCAGAGGTTGGGCTTTGGTATCTTGAGAAGGGCGTGACGTACACCTGCCGGGTAAGCGTCCCGCCGGACTCGCATCGTTTCGTGGGACAGGTTACAGTTGGCTGGGCAGCGCAGCCGGCAAACCTAGAGCAGACAAAATTCATGCTGGAGATTGCCAGCGCGATGTTAACTAAAAGGGGTGGGTAATGCTTTCACTGATTTCGACTCTCGGCGGCCTGCTGATCAGCGGCCTGCCCAAACTGCTTGAGTTCTTTCAGAACAAGAGCGACCAGAAGCACGAGCTTGCCCTTGCGCGGCTCCAGAACGAGCGGGAGTTGGCCTTGGCAGCCCAGGGCTACGCCGCCCAGCAGAAGATTGAGGAAATCCGCACGGATCAGGTCATGATGCAGACCGAGGCGCAGATGACTGAGGCCGCGCTCAAGCATGACGAGCAGGTGCTGGAGAAGGCCCACAAATGGGTCGCCAGCTACGTCGGCACGGTGCGCCCGACCGTGACCTACATCTTCGTGATTGAGCTTGTCCTGATTAACGCCTTCATGGCGGTGTACCTGTGGAACCACCCGACACTGATTACCAGCATCGACGATGTGGTCAAGTACAGCAGCTTGATTTTCTCCAGCGACGAGATGGCCATGCTGGGCGCTGTGGTTGGGTACTGGTTTGGGACAAGGGGATGGGCCAAGAAATGATTGGTCTGTACGCTAAACTGAGCAAGGTCGGTGCTGACTTGATGCACAAGTACGAGGGGTACAGAACCCGCCCGTACCTGTGCCCGGCGCACATTTGGACCATTGGCTACGGCCATGTGCTTTACCAAGAGCAGATCAGGCTCCCGATGTTCCGGCCAGAAGGGAAGACCAAAGCCGACATTCCTATGATTCGCAGTGAGTATCCGCTCAAGCCGGAGGACAATCGTGTCTGGACAAAGCAGGAAATTGACGAACTATTCGCGCAGGATGTCGCGTCTTTTGAACGTGGTGTTCTTCGACTTGTTCCCGGCAGTGCTAGCCGTCAAGGCCGCTTTGACGCTCTGGTCAGTATTTCCTTCAATTTTGGGTTAGGTAACCTCCAGCGCAGCTCTATCCGTATCAAGGCAAATCGCGGAGAATGGGAGGGGGCGGCAGATGCCTTCCTGCTTTGGAACAAGGGCGGAGGCAAGGTGTTGCCGGGCCTGGAGCGCCGTCGCAAAGACGAGCGCGCTCTCTTTTTGTCGACCTGACCGAGGAGCTTAAAATGCCCACTAAGAAACCTGCAACCAAGTCCAAAGTCAACGCCGCTGGCAACTACACCAAGCCCGAGATGCGCAAGCGGATCGTGAGCCAGGTTAAGGCAGCGGCCACGCAGGGCACTGGCGCGGGGCAGTGGTCCGCAAGAAAAGCTCAACTTGTCGCCAAGAAGTACAAGGCCGCAGGCGGCGGGTACAGAGACTGACATGAAGGCTCCTCAAAAAAGCCTCAAGGACTGGGGCGACCAAAAATGGCGCACCAAGAGCGGCAAAAAGTCGTCCGAAACGGGCGAAAGATACCTGCCTGAGTCCGCGATCAAAGGCCTGAGCGCTGCGGAGTACGCTGCAACAACCCGCGCAAAACGCGCGGGCAAAAAGGCCGGCAAACAGTTCGTGGCGCAGCCTAAAAAAATAGCCAAAAAAACCGCAGGGTACAGGTAAGCCATGGCACTTCTTCGACTCTTCCTAAAACCTGGTGTCGACAAGCAGAACACCGAGTACGGCGCAGAGGGCGGCTGGGTGGATTCTGACTACGTCCGCTTTCGATACGGCCTGCCCGAGAAGATGGGCGGCTGGACCAACTTCAACAACACCGAGGCCTACTTTATTGGCGCAACCAGTGAGGTCTTCACATGGACCGCGCTCGACGGCTCGCCGCGCGCGGCTATTGGCACCAACCGCAAGCTCTACGTGTTCTACGGCGGCTCGTGGGCCGATGTCACCCCCATTCGAGACACCAACACCGGCGTCACCTTCAACACCACGAACGGCAGTACGAACGTCGTGGTCAACGACTCTGGACATGGAGTCATCACTGGTGACTTCGTGACCTTCTCCAGCGTCACTGGCAACCCTGGCGGCATACCCGATGCGGATTTGGACAACGAGTTCGAGATCGTCGAGGTCTTGAGCGCCAACACCTACCGCATCACGTCCCCTACACAGGCCACCAGTACTGCCACTGCAGCCGGCACAGCAAGTGCTGCTTACCAGATCAACACCGGGGCTGATCGGGGCTACGTGGACTTCGGCTGGGGCACGGGCACGTGGGGCTTCTTTACGTGGGGCACGCCCCGTCCACCGTCTGCCGGTCTGCAGCTCAATCCCCGCGTCTGGCAGTTCGACACCTATGGCGAGAACCTGATTGCGCAGGTGGTCGACGGAGGCATTTACGAGTGGCTGCCCACTGGGGGCCTTGGAACGCGGGCCGTGGCCATCTCAGGCGCGCCCACCAAGAGCAAGTACGCTCTGGTTTCCACGCCAGACCGTCACCTGATCTGCTTTGGCACGGAGAGCGTGCTCGGCACGCCGACGTCGCAAGACCCGATGTTCGTGCGCTTCTCTGACCAGGAGAACATCACCGACTTCGTGGCCACCGCCACCAACACGGCAGGCGGCCAGCGCCTGACGGATGGCAACACCATCATCACGGCCGTGCGCTCGCGTGGCCAGATTCTGATCTGGACCGACACCTCAATGCACGGCCAGCAGTATTTGGGGCCGCCCTACACCTTTGGCTTTCAACAGCTCGGTGCCAACTGCGGCTGCATCGGGCCGCACGCAGCAGCGGACGTCAACGGCGTGGCGTACTGGATGGGCCGTGATGCGTTCTTCACGTTCGACGGCACGGTCAAGAAGATTCCCTGTACCGTGCAGGACTACGTGTTCAAGGACATCAACCTTGTCCAGAGCTTTCAGGTAAACGTGGGCATCAACACCCAGTTCAACGAGGTGACCTGGTGGTACTGCTCGTTCACGAGCGACCACATTGACCGCTTCGTGAGTTACAACTACATGGAGAATGTCTGGTCCGTTGGCACTTTGGCGCGCACGTCTTGGGTGGACATGAACACCTTTGCCAAGCCCATCGCCGCGGCCTATCACCCTGACTCCACGCAAGCGCCGACGTATGGCGACCCGATCTACGGCCTCACGGCCGGCCGCACGCGCCTGTACAACCAAGAAGACGGGGTCAATGCAGTGGATCAGCCGATCTCCGCTTACATCGTCTCGGGGTACTTTGACATTGGTGACGGCGACCAGATGTTGCTCATGAGCCGATTCATTCCCGACTTCAAGAACCAGGTAGGCAACCTGACCGTGAGGTTGCTGCTCCGCGCGTTCCCACAGGCCACGGCCAGCCCTAGTTCTTTGGACCCCTACGTCATTGCACCTGGCACGCAGAAGGTGGACACGCGGGCGCGCGGCAGGCAGATTCAGCTTCGCATCGAGAGCGCAGACTTGAACAGCAACTGGCGTTTTGGCACGATGCGTGTCGACATCCAACCTGATGGCTTGAGGTAGGGTAAACCCTATGAGCAAGATCAACAACGTCCGCCTGCCCAATGCGGTTGCGCAGAACTACAGCCCTGAGCAGTTCAACCAACTGGTGCGCTCGCTTGAGCAGGTCATCTTTCAGCTCAACAACACCTACACGCCGGTGACCAGCGAGAACACTGCTGGCGCGGCCACGTGGATGGCCATGGGCAGCGGAGCGGGAGGCGGGTTTGCCGGCGGTATCCGTGGGTTCCAAAACAGCAATGGCATCATCTTGCCCCAGGCAATGATGGTCTCGGACCAGGACCAGACAAACGCCAGCATTACCGCTGAGAACTTGCTCACCTTTGCCCCAGCGTTTTCCAATGGCATCACCGTGGAGAGCGGCTCACGGATCAAGGTCCCCTGCGCAGGCCAGTACCTGGTGACGTTCACCTTGCAGGTGACAAACCGCAGCAATACGGCGGGTGAGTTTGAGGTATGGGCCAAGGACACGGGCGTCAACTACCCATTGAGCAACACACGGTTTGACGTGCCAGCCCGTAAAACTGCCACCATTTGGTCTCACGTGGTCCCGGCAGTTACCGGCATTTTCACTGTGGATGACCCCATCAACGACTATCTGGAGGTTGCATGGTGGTCAAACAACATTGACATTTACCTGGAGCACTATGCCGCTGGCACAAGCCCCACGCGCCCTGCCATACCGTCGGTGATCCTCACCATCAACTTTGTATCGGCGAACTGACCATGGCAAACAAGTACCTTCGGAAATATCTGACCCCAGCAGCGGCGACGGAGACCACGATTTACACCGCCCCAGACGCCAACACGGCGGTGTTGTCCTCTTTGCGGGTGACGAACAGGAATGCGTCAACCACCGCTTTGACGGTCAATGTCTACCCTGTTGGCGGGGCTACCGCATATTGTTTGCTCAAGGGTTATTCACTGCCCACGAACCAGACTTTGGACGTTTTAAGCGGAGTGCCATGCGTTTTGGAGACAGCCGACGTAATTAAGGTCACCAGCTCGCAGGCCACGGCTGACTTTTACCTGTCCTACCTAGAGATGGACAGGTCGTAATGAGTGGACAGGACGAGTGGTTTTGTTGGATAATTTCAGCCATTAACGCGTCCTTTCCAGGCGCGCGGCCCCACGCAGGGCCACTGGCCAAACTCGGAAAGGACAACCATGGCGAATGAAGGCATCATGGCGCTGCCCCAAGGGGCAGGCATGCAGGACGACCAGGCATCTGAGATGCCTGCGGTGACCAGTTTTGACGCGTACGACGCTGCGCAAACCGCTCTTAAGATGGCCCGGCCGGAGGAGCAGGACATGCTCCGCCAGGCCCTGCGTGAGAACATGCAGGAGCTGGAGCTGACCCCGTCTGAGCTTGAGCAGCTCATCGAGGTGTTTGAACAGCTCTCCCAACGCCCTGACCGTTACAAGCAGATGCGCGAGCAGCTCATCCGCGAGGACATCGTCGACGCTGAAGACATCCCTGAGGAATACGATCCGGAGTTCTTGGGCGCTGTTCTGTCGGTGCTCAACGAGTTGAAGATGACCTCCATCCAGGGTGCGCAAGCTCCCATGATGGAGGAGTCTCCGATGGAGGGCATGGGAGCGATGCCCATGGCCCAAGGCGGGTTGGCCGATGTCGCTTCGTACTTGGCCTCTCAAGGGCGCCGCGGCGACACCATGCTCGCGCACATCACGCCAGAGGAGGCACAGCTTCTGCAAAGCCGCGGCGGCGCGGGCACGATCAACCCAAACACGGGCCTGCCTGAGTTTTTCGTGAAGAAGGTTGCCAAGGCCTTCAAGAACACCGTCAAGCGGGTTGTCGACGTCACCAAGAAAATTGTCAAGTCCCCCGTCGGTCGAATCCTGATGACCGTTGCATTGGCCACGGTCCTCGGGCCAGCAGGCATTGGCCTGGCCAGCACCACCGCCGGAGCAGCGGCCCTGGGCAGCGCGGGGGCCACGCTGCTTGGCGGCGGCAACCTCAAGGACGCTCTGATCTCCGGCGCCATGGGCTACATCGGCGGCGGCGGCACGATCATGGGCACCAACCCCATGGCAGCGGTCGGCAAATACCTGCCGGGCGTCACGGGTTCTGCCCTGAACACCGGCTTGGCCACGGGCGTCATTGGCGCCGGCTTGGGCAAGCTGGGAGGCATGAGCACGCAAGACGCCCTGCGCATGGGCTTGATGTCCGGCGCTTCCGCGGCGGCTTTGGCCGGCGTGCGGAACAACACGACCCTGATGGACGGTCGCGTGACCCCGGAAGACCTGCGTCAAAGAGCTCAGGAGGGTTTCAGGAGCGGCGAGATCGCGGCGCAAAACGCCGCTCAACCAAGTGCTCCGGGTCCTATCGGGACCGCTGCAGACCTCATGTCTCCGGTGGAGTCGCTGAACTATGGCGGCACTGCTCAGGCGGCCAGGTTCATGCCATTTGAGCCGCAAGGGCAAGGTATTTCTCCCCAGCGCCTAGCATATGACGCCGCGCAACAGGGGGATATTGGCCGTGTCGCGGACTTGCAGCAAAAGTTCCCCGATAGGATCGTGGGCCGCTATGAGTACGATGCAGGCGGCGGTGCTAGGTCTTATTCAATGGCAACCAGGGACCCAGTAAGCAAGTTCACCCAGAGACCGCTGGAATTTAATCCTGCCGCTGGACCTGGCGTCGCGCCAGCGGGTGCCGCGCCTGCGGCCCCGGGGGCGACGGCCCCGTTTCCTTCCGCCTCTCAAAGCGCCCTGGACCAAATCTACGGAGGGCCTGCACCAGGGGCGGCGACTCCGGGGGCAGTGGCTCCAGGGGCAGGAGAACCGGGCTTTTTTGATCGCATGGCCCAAGGCGCCAAGGACTTCTACAGCGAGAACATCTCGCCGAGCCGCCCGGGCCTGCCCAGCGACGTCAGCTTCATTCGCCAGTACGGCCCGCTTGCGGCAACCGGTTTGGCTGTGGCGGGCGCTGCCGGCGGGTTCAAGAGCAAGCCTGCCGACCAGAATCCGGCGTTCAACCGGGACTACACCGGCATCGACTACATGAGGGATAACCCCAGTATGTTCACTGGGGGCCTGGACTCTGGCTATAGGCCGCCTATGGTGCGCCCGCCCATGGTAGATATCCCAACTCCTGGGTATGCCGCGGCGCCAATGGGCGCCCCAGGAATCTCGGCCCCCGGAGGTTTCAGCCGTAGTCCCGCGGGGATACCGCAGCCCTACAACATGGCGGGCCTGTACGGAGTGCCCATGTTGTACGGTCAGCCGCAGAGGCTCGCAAAAGGTGGCCAGCCCAAGCCGACGGAGTTCCCGCGCAAGACGGGCCCGATCAACGGCCCGGGCACGGGCACTTCGGACTCCATTCCGGCCATGCTGTCGGACGGCGAGTTTGTCTTTACCGCCAGGGCGGTACGCAACGCTGGGGGCGGCAGCCGACGCAAGGGAGCTGCACGCATGTACAAACTCATGAAAAAGCTCGAAGGCGGAGCTGTAAAGGCGTAACCCATGTCAGACCAGACCGTTACCCAATCGATAATGCGGGAAGCCCCGGAGATTGAAGCGTATAAGCTCAAACTCCTTCAACAGGCGCAGGCCCTTGCCTACAACAACATCATTGATGACAAAGGCAACGTCATCGGGCAACGGACCCCGCTGGGTGAGCAACTCCCCGCCTATCAAGTAGAGGGGTTTACTGGCCCTCAGACAACCGCGATTAACGCGGCAACGGCCACGGGGGTGGGGTCCTTCACGCCCTACATGACGGCGGCCAACCAGGCACTGGGCGGCGCCTATGCCACCACCGCCGAGGCCGCTGACATCCTGCGCGGCGCCGACACCCGGGCGCAGTTCACCGACGCACAGCGGGCCATGCAGCAAGCTGGGGGCGCCACTGCCAACATGGCAGCGGGCCTTGCCCCAATCTCCCAGGGGCTTGGTTACCTGGGCACGGCAGGCCAGCGGGCCTTGGCCTCCGACACGTCCGCCCGGTTCAACCCGGCCTACCAAGACATCAGCAGGGGCCTCGGATCGCTGACCACGGCCCAGCAGATGGCCGCTCAGGCCAGCCAAGCGGACCTTCGCCCGGCCACTGCGGCCATCGGACAAGGGCTCACGGGCCTGACCGAAGCGCAGCGCATGGCTGCGATGAGCATGGGCGCGGACCTGTCCGGCTCCCAGGCACTCCTGAGCCAAGCCGCTGGCATGACCGCTGGCGCACGTCCGGACTTTACGGGGGCGCAAAGCGTCACCATGGGCGGCCTGCAGCAAGGCTCGCTCGCGGCCCAGCAAGCCGCTCTGGCGGCCCAGCAGCCGGGCTTTGGCCAAGCCAACGCCTATCTGGGCATGGCAGGCCAGACTGCGGCTCAGGCCGGCCCTTCTGACTTCACCGGGGCCATGCAAGGTCTGGGTGGTGCTGGCCAGACGGCCGCGCAGGCTTCTCAAGCCGCTGCCCAGGCTGCCGCGCAGCCGGGCTTCAACATGGGCGTGTACAACGCCATGACTGCTGCGGAGCAGGCCCGCTTGGCCGCTGCGCAGCCGGGCTTTGAGACCGCAGGCCGCACGCTCCAGCAGGGCATTGCCCAACTGGGCGGTGCCGCTCAGGGCTACAACCCACAGGCCGCTCAGGCCTTCATGAATCCGTACCAGCAGCAGGTGATCGACGAGACCATGCGTCAGATCAACCGCCAAGGTGCGATTGCGCAGCAGGGTTTGGCAGCACAGGCCGTGCGGTCTGGTGCGTTCGGCGGCGAACGCGAGGGCGTTCAGCGTGCCGAGATGGAGCGCAACCTGATGGATCAGCGCGCCAGCACGATTGCCAACCTCCTGTCGCAGGGCTACAGCCAGTCGCAGGCGCAGGCCATGTCGGCGTTCGAGCAACAGCAGCAGCGCCAGGCGCAGGCTGCACAAGGCATTGGCCAGCTCGGCAGCCAACAGGCTGCCTTGGCCGCTCAACAGGCTGGTCTTGGCCAAAGCGCCGCGCAGCAGCTCGCGCAAGCCGCGCAGTTGCAGACTCAGGCCGCTGGCCAGCAGGGTCAGTTGGGCTTGCAGGCCGCGCAGCAGCGGTTCCAACAAGCTGGGTTCGACGCTCAAACGGCCATGCAGATGGCTCAGTTGCAGCAGACCCAACAACAGCAGCAGGCGCAGCAGTCTCAGTTGCTCTCAGGCATCGGCAGCTTGTACGGTCAGCAGGCACAGGCGCAGGGCGCTCTTGGCCAGCAGGCTGCGCAGACTGCTATGCAGCAAGCGCAGCTTGGTCTACAAAGCGGTGCCCAGTTGGGACAGTTCGCGGCCCAAGGAGCACAGCTCGGACAAGCCGCCGCAGGCCAGCTCGCCAACATCGGCCAGACCGTGGGCCAGCAGGCCGCGCAGCAGGCGCAGCTTGGCCAGGCGGCAGCAGGTCTCTACGGCAACCTTGCCCAGCAGCAGATCGCTGGTGGCCAGGGGCTGGGTCAGCTCGGCGTGCAGCAGGCGCAGCTTGGACAGGGGGCCGCGGGCCAGTTCCTGCAAGCAGGGCAGCAGTACGGCAACCTGGCCTCGCAGCAAGGCGCGCTAGCCGGACAGGAGTCGGCGATCAACCAGAACATCGCCAACCTCTTGGCTCAGCAGGCGGGCCAGTATGGTCAGATGGGTGGCCAGATCGCCAATATCTACGGCCAGCAGGGGCAGCAGTTCCAAGGGCTTGGGCAGGGCATCGGGCAGTTGGCCGGGCAGCAGTTTGGCATTGGCCAGGCTCAGGCCCAGGGCCTCGGTCAGATGGCCGGTCAACTCGGTCAACTCGGCGTGCAGCAAGGCGCGCTGGGCCAGACCGCGCAGGCGCTGCAGCAGGGCGACATCAACTTCCTGTACAACGTCGGCCAGGCGCAGCAGGCCTTGAATCAGCAGAAGGCAGACGCCGCGCGCGCTAACCAGTTGCAGAAGGTTTACGCCCCGTACCAGCAGGCAGGCTTCCTGTCGGACATCTACAAGGGTGCACCGTCGAGCCAGATGTCGACTCAGGTGGCCAGCCAGCCCACTGCAAGCCCGTTCCAGCAGGCTGTTGGCGTGGGCCTCGGCGCGCTGACCACGGCCGCTGGTGCGAAGAAAATGGGACTTTTTTAAGAGGTAGCCATGAAAGACAAGATGATGGGCGACGACGACGTCGAGAACGTCGGAATCATGCAGGGGTTCATGGACTCCATGAGCGAAGACGAGGATGAGGGCGAGGGCGAAGACCAGGATGAGGGCGAGGGCAAGTACCTCGAACGCCGTCCGGATTCCCCCGAAATCCTCATGAACAACCTGCGCGGGGACATGCGCTCGATCGACGCGCGCCGCGACGAACTGGCCGACATGGTCGGCTACGCCGCTGCCACGGAGACCCCCGAGTCCGTGCTCGCGATGCTCCAGCCTATTCTCGCCCAAGGCGGCGGGATTGGCGCGCTGCCCCCTTCACAAGCCATGGCCCAAGGGCCACAGCCCCCGATGGCGCCTCCTGGGCCCCAAGGAGCAGCCCCTGGCGGCCCGCCTCCTGGTGCACCGCCCATGGGCCCCGGCACACCGGGCGCAGAGATGGCGCCTCCCCCTGCGGACGGCGGCATTGCAGCACTCTTGGGCGGCGCCGGCGCGCCCCCGGCAGAAGGTCCGCCGCCCGTGCAGATGGCCCGCGGCGGCTACGTCCAACATTTTCAAACGGGGTCTGATCCGAGCGGCGTGACCCCTGCTGACGGTACCGCTCGGGAAGACGAGAACATGCTGTACGACCCTGCGATGGTCAGCAGTGCCAAAGCAGAAATGAACAAGCTCCTGACGCGGTCCCCTGCCGCTGTGCCAACCCTGACAAAGGCCATGGAGGCGCGTCTGCCGGAGTACCAGAAGGCGTTGGGCGCTGACAGGAAGCTGTCGGAAGCCCAGATGCTGTTTGAGCTGGGCCAGCGGGCCTTTGGCTTTGCGGCCAACGTCGACGAAGGCGGTCGCCCGCTCAAGGGAAGTTTCTTCTCGCGCCTGGCAGGGGCCACCAAGACGCTGCCGACAGCGATGGGCAGGCAATTGGAGGCCATGGACAAGATTGACCGCCAGATCAAGGTACTGGCCCTCCAGCAGGGCGAGAAGGACATTGACCAGGTCGTCACCCAGAACAACGAACTGCTCAAGCGCAAGACTGACATCTTCAAGGACGTCCTGCGCGCTGACGCAAAACTCCAGGCTCAGAAACTCAAGATGGGCGAATCGATCTTCGGCAAGGGCGACTTTGAATGGAACATCGTCAACATGCCCGGACTTACCGAGAGGTATGCACAGGGCCTGACCAATCCCGCAGAAGACAAGCTGATGGCTTCTGCCATCATGAAGTTCAAGCTGGGACGGCAAGAGCTCAGAATTCACCCTGTCACGAGAATCCCCGACATCGTGCAGGTGCCGGGCGTGCTCCCCGACTTTGTGGCGCAGGCCGAGGCGGCGCGCAGGAGACTGGGGCTGCCGACAGCGCCGCAACCTGTGATGAACCCCGCGGCAGGGGCGCGCCCTGCTGCTCCGGAAGCGGGTGCCGCGGCTCCTGCCGCAGTGCCCGCTGGTGCAGCGCCTGCGGCAGGGATGCCCGCGCCTGGGGCTCCGGCGGCTCCGGCTGCAGGTGCGCCCGCAGGTGCGCCCGCAGGTGCGCCCGCAGCAGGTGCCGCGGCTCAAGGACCACGGCCCATGACGCTGTGGGCCACCCGGACCGATGTAGCGGGCCCAGGCGCGGCGGCGGTTGCCGGCGTGTCAGCCATCCCTGGGCTGGGCGACCCTGCATCCTCAGTGACGATGGCACGCAAGAATGCTGAGCTTCTGGCAGAACGCTTGAAGGAGGCCATGCTCAAGAGCGTGGCCGGCAGTGTCTGGGAACAGAAAAACATCGACAAGGTCATGGCGATCCAGCCAAGCGCGTGGACTGACCCTGACGTGTACGGCACGCGTCTCATTACTCTTGGCCAGGCGCTTCGCGAGGGGATCGCGTCCTACCAGAAGATGGGGGCCGACAATTCTGGGCTTACTCCAGAGGACAAGGGCAAGGCGCGCGAAAAAGCCATGGAG